TGATAGCAGTGATAGGCATCTTCCAGTTAGACGGGTCGGCGATGATATCAAACGCATCACTCAACTGCTTACGAGTATAGCCCTGAGTGCTCACAACCATGTCATCCATGGCACGATTCATGAATCGTACCGCATCCAGCATTTCCGCTACTGAAACTTCTTTACTCATTACGCTGCCCTCCGAGCAATATCATCATTAATCATCTTATTCATACCTTCGAGAGTCATAGGATAACCACGCATCTTGAGGATCCTTGCGACATTCGGAGATACGTAACCCTTAGTTCCGAGCGCCTTCAGAGGAGCCATACCACTGTCCAGAAGACCGAAATACTCTTCTACGGTGAAGTTGTCACGAAGGAACTTCTTGAATGAGACCATTCCACCACGCTTGAACCGAGCTACGAAACGCTTCAGCTCTTCTCCGGGAACTCGATAAAACAGGTACTCACCGTCGTAATTGAAGTTCTTGTTCACAAACTTAGTCATATCAATCTCCTTATTAATCATCATAAGTATATAATAACTTGTTTTGATAAATAAGTCAATCCCTAAAATGATATTTTTTTAAAAAAAAAGAATTGAATGATATCAATGACTTAGTATTCTGGTGTATTTTTTTTATCCAGATTCAACCCATATTTTAAGTCTCGCAGCATAAAATCTGGAATTGAACCCTCAAATCCAGCGTTCTTTAATTTATCAGTAACCATGCTGTTTGCAAGGTTTTCGTCTCGTGTGTGTGCCACATAGCGTTCTCGCTCACGGTCATAGATGCGGAATGTTTTGCCCGCTTTACGAATCTCGTACATTATATCGTCTCCTATGTAAATAACTTGTCAAAATCGCGCCGACCAGCCTTTTTGGTCATCCATTTCATCTTCTCTTCCTCATCATGGCGTTCACCGTATGTAGTGTTGTCCATAACAGGTTTGTCATCCATAATACCATCTTGAGCATCTTGCTCTGTATTATACAGACGCATCTTAGCACGATCCACACCAATCACAAATCTACGATATTGTGTTGGGTCATTGTAACGATTTTTCAACTGCTTTACCATAATCTGACTACGTGCTTCTAATTCTTCAGATGATACAAGAGCAATCATGAAGTCTACGGTTGCAGGTAGAGCAAATGACTCAGATGTATCTTCAAGACCAGGATCAGAGTTGGAAAAACCAGTACGAGTTGTTTGAGTTGCGCTTACGATAGGAATATTTTTTTCAACAGCAAGACCACGAAGTTCTTCAGCAACAGCTTTAATATACGAATAACTGTTTACATTCGCGCCAAACTTTAATCGGCTAGAGGTACACAGATTGATATAATCGATATACACGATATCTGCTTTGAAGTTTTTCTTCTGATACAGTTCACGAATCAGATGGCGGAAATGATTTGACCCGACAGAAGCAGTAGGATATTCCTTGATGATTAACTTACCACTCGTCTTCATTTTGAGACGATTGATCTTATCATCATATAGTTTCTTCGGAAATCCTACGATCTCTTCAAGAGGTATATTCAGTAGATTCGAATCGATACGTTCAGCGATTTTTTCTTCTGCCATCTCAAGAGTAATATACAAAACGTTCTTACCATCAAGAAGATTTGCTGCTGCCATATGACACATTGCAAGAGATTTTCCGACACCAGTGCCAGCAAGAATCACGTTGAGAGTCTTATTCGGTAATCCACCCTTTGTAATCTTATTCATATAATCAAGATCGAACGGAATCTTATCCTCTTTCTTATTATAAAACTCATATCGCTCTTCAAAGTTTTCTAAGAAATCATGCCCGATATATGAGTCAAATGATACAGAAAGTGCATCTGAAAGTAGTTGAGGAATCGAACCAAGATCATTCTTTGACTTACCATCAATGATCTGAATAGAGTCCATGATGGCATTATATATAGCACGATCAGAACAGAACTTTTCAGTATTATCAAGCAGCCATTGAGGTTCTTTCTTTTCAAAAAGAATACCATCAACATACTCAACGATATCAGCATATACCTTTTCGGGTATATTTGTTCTCTTATCAAGTTCGATGAGTAGAGTTTCTTTGGTCGGTAGATTATTATATTTGTTTATAAACTCTTGAATCTCGGTAAACAGATACCTTTCTGTCTGGTCTTCAAAATACTCAGTCTTTAGAAACGGAATTACTTGTCTCGTGTAATCCTCGTTGTAGATCAGATTTGTCAGTATCGTTTGTTCGATTCTCATTATAGTCAGCAGCCTCCGTAATCAATTCAGTAAGAATGTCGCCAAGAGTATTTTCAAAATCTTCTTGATCTTGTTTAGATAAATTATTAGTATCTAATCCACTAGGAGTTTCTACAATATCATAATCAAATTGTAGAATAGCATCATCGTCATCGTCTTCAAGAAGAAAACGAACAGCACCGTACTTATAGATTATATCTTTAAACTTACCTTTTGTCAATCTAATTTTGGCAACTTCACTAGTATTACCTTCATCGAATAGAACTTCATACATCTTGTTCATCCTTTAAGATTGAACCGTTTGCCATACTATACTTTTGATGGATATGATCTTGGAGGTTTGTTTTTTCAAACATCATCATCCAGAAATCTTTATTATCAATGATTTCTTTTGCACGGAGAAGTTTATCAGAAAGCACTTCACCAGTTTCTGGATTAATCGCTTCGTACCAACCCATCTTTGGTTTTTTGATATAACCACCTTGTTCTGCTACATCAAGCAAGCCAGACCACTTGCTAATACCACCTTCAAATGTGACCGTGATTGGAATCTTGGACTTCTCACGAACATGGCGAGACTTTTCAATATTGATTACGAAGTGATAACCTTTAATCTCTTGCCCGTCTTTTTCTTGTTGACGACCAACGATCCAAATAGCATCACTGGAATAATATGCGCCTGTACCACCAGACACAATATCTTTTGGAAACATACCAATCTCTTTATATGTATGATTGACAACAATCATAGGAATGTCTTTGAGATTGAGATGTGGTGTTACGATACGGAAAAGAGACTTCATCTGTTTCGCACGAGACATATCAGCGACCGATTTCTCATTCAAAGCATCTTCAACTTCTTTCTTTGAAGCAAGATTACCAATCGAATCGATAACGATACAAACGTGTTCGCCTTTCTCAAGTTCCTTTAACTGATTAGTGATATCAAACTTGAGTTCTTCAACATCAGTAATCGGTGTGTGAATAACACGCTCCATATCAATACCGAATGATTCAAAGTATGCTTGTGGTGTACCAAACTCAGAGTCATAGAACAGAATTACAGCATCATCATATTTCTTTTGATAGGCTGCTGCCATGAGTAGAGCAAATGCTGACTTGAAATGTTTTGATGGACCAGCAAGCATAAGCATTCCTGGAACTAATCCACCATCAATGCGACCAGACAATGCCACATTAATCATTGGCACAGGGGTTGGTGCCATATCTTTTTTACCGAACACTTTTGATTCAGTAATCACATCAGTCATTTTAATTGTAGAATTCTTTTTTAATTTCTCAAGTACAGACATATATTCACCTCAGTTAAAAAATAAAAGCAATACCAATATACAAAGACACAATGAATATCATCATTGTTATTTTTGATCTTTTAATCATACCAACAATAAAAAATAAACCATATATAAAAATTGGTATACAGAAGATAAGTATAATACCGAGAACAGACCCGATAATTGTATGAATATCTAACATAGAAATTATTATACTTCAAATCCATTCAAATGTAAATAGATTTTTACGTATTTTTCCTATAACGGCGACCTTCTGGTCCACCGTTGTTTTTTGGTTTATCGATGATCTCAACAGTATTTTCTGGTTGTTGAACTATCTCTTCTGGAATCTCAAATGTAAATTCTTCTTTCTCTTCTACAAAAACATCGTTCCAGTTATCATCGACGTTGACTGCTTTCTGTAAAGGTTTTGGTTTATGTAGTCCAATATTAGCGGCAATAAGAAGGAGAACAGCAAGAGGATCGAACACGAAAATAATAGTTAGAATGACCCATCTCACCGCATCTTCCATAATTGTTTTTGGATCATCTACGAATAGTGCAGCAATGTATTTGATTGGTCAAACTTCTGCTTCGAAGCCTAGTTGTTGTTTCTCCAGACCAACTTTCTCCATTCTGAATTTGGATATATTCTCTGATGCTGAATCAATGATTCCTCGTAGTTCATCCCGTTCAACTTTTTGCGA